CTGGGCCGCAGCCGGCGCCAAGCCCACGCTTGAGGTCGGAAAACTTGTTGCCGCGATGGGCGTCCACCGGCCGACCGCGATCGTCATGGGTACGCTCGCGGGCGCCTACTACGCCGACGCCGTGGGAGACAAGGTCGCGATCGCCAACCTCACCGAGTGGCGCGGGGCGGTATCTATCCATCCGACGCTCAACATCCCGGTCTTCATCAGCACTGACATCGACAAACTCGATGACACGAGCGGCAACCGGTTCGTCTTCGGTGTCTGCAACGCGACGCCCGGCGTCGTGACCGTGATCTCGAAGATCAAGGCGCGGCAGTACGACGACCCGAATCTCGGCGCTCAGGTCTACCAGTACGACATCTGGCGTTCGCCGTTCTCGAACATCCAACAGACGTCTGGCAAGAACCTCGGCGTGATGCGCGGCTACATGACGGAGAGCTGATCTCTCCCCTTTTTGGAGGCGGTTCGAATGTCCGAATCGTTCGCATCCCGGTTCATGACACTGGAGGAGAAGCAGGCGATGGTCGCCCGTGACCCGCAGTCGGCGCAGGCGCTCACCAACGCCCCTCGCACGGGGTTCGCGCACAACTGCTACGCTGGCGGGCTCGGGATGTTCTTTCAGAAGACGATCAAGAACACGATCCTTGAGAAGTTCCTCGACCAGGCGTGGCAGGGGTTCCTGAAATACCGGTGCGCCGGGTCTAAGGCAGCGTATCGTGAGGCAAAGAAGAACCCGGATGCCGTCTTCCAGTACGACGACCCGCTCCTCGCGCTGCTCAACCGCGTCATGAAAGAGAGTATCGCGGAGCACCACACCGACAACGACGCCGCCCGGAAGCAACAGCTCATGCGGCAGGCGACCGACATCACGCTCACCCTCCTCAACGAGGACATCTACTACCGGGCACGGTGCAAAGAGCACCTCCGCGATATCCTCGCCGCCGTCGCCGAGCACCCGGAATACCTCGACCTCTCGCTGGAGGAGGAACAGAACATCCGGAGGTGGAACGGGTGCAGCCCGTGATCGACCCTCACTACCCTGCAATGGTGCAGGCGTTCGAGGGTGCAACCGGGCTCCCATATCCCGCCGGGCTCACAGTGATCACCGACCGGCTCTTCGAGGAGGATCCCCATGCCGACGAGCGGTAACGTTCTTGCTCTGCTCCCGGTCCTGACCCCCTACACGCCGACATCGGCACAGTTCGACCTGCTCTACCCCTACGCGCTCGACGAGTTCGAGGGCGACGATCCGGGATGCAGTGAGACCGGCGCCGAACGGGCGCTCGCCTACCTCATGGCCCACTACCTCGCCGGCGGGGAGGACCAGATCGGGTTCTCCGGCGAGAAGATCGATGACTACAGTTATACCGTCGCCGGGCCGGCAACGACCTCGTCCCGCTGGTACGTCCTGTACCGGCAGCAACTCGACCGGTGCCGCGACGCACTCGCCATCGGCCCGGCAGCGCTCGCAGGCGTCCAGCACGCGGACGTCTCCGGGCTTTCTGACCTGCACCTCGATCAGAACCCCGTCGTGCGCGTGAGGAGGGATTCTGATGAGTCTCCCTGAAGGAAGCGCTCTTGGCGCGCTGACTGACCGCGAACTCCTCCTGATGGTCTACAGCAAGGTCGACACGATCGCCAAATCGCAGACCGACATCGAGTCTCGCGTCAGGGTCCTGGAAGCGCAGAGCAACCGGACCCTCGGCCTGATGGCGGCGACCGGAGGAGGATCGGGGGCCGTCGCCGGCGGCGTGGTCGCAGTGGTCATGAAGCTCCTGGGAGGGTTCGGATGAGCCTCGCGGGCCTTCTGAACCAGGAGGTGCAGATCAAGGCGCGGACCGGCACCACCTACACCGGCGATCCGGAGTATGCCGACCTGGTCACCTACCCCGCCCGAATCTCCTACAAACCGCGGCGGGTCCTGACCGCGACCGGGGGTTGAACGGTCGTCATATGCCCGGGTCACGGTCGCAGTTGAGGCCGGGGACGAGGACCTCGTCGTCCTCCCCGATGGCGTGGAGCGAGTCCCGCTCCAGATCTCCCGAGTCTACGACGGCTCCGGGCAGTTCCACCATTCCAGTATCGACGTATGAGCAAACGAAAGGAGAATTAAGTCACAATGGTAAACAGAGCAGCAGGAGAAATCTATAAGACCTCCTCGATCCTCGCGCAGACGTTCGGGGAGACGGTCGCAACCGCGTTCGGTCTGGTCTTCTACCAGAAATCCGACGGCAAACTCTATCGGGCGCTGGCAAACGCGGCGGCAACCGTCGCCGGCAAACTCTTCGTCTGTCTGGACGCCGCTACCGTCAAAGACCGGCCAGGCAACGTCCTTGCCCAGGGGCTCGTCGAGAAGACCGGTTGGTCATGGACCGTGGGAAAACTGGTCTACGTCTCGCCGACCGTGGCCGGCGGATTGACACAGACCGTGCCGACCGGGACGCAGAAGATCCGGCCGGTCGGGTTCGCGACGAGATCCGATCAGATCGACTTCCGGCCCCTGTGGGGCACCGGAGCGACCTACGAAGTCAACTTCCCCGACATCCCTGCGTCGCATGGCGACATCCTCGTCCGGAGCGCGACCGCATGGGGGGCCGTGCCCGGCACCACGATCGGCGCACACCCGCTCGTTCCCGACCTCCGGAACCGCATCCTCCGCATCAAGGACAGCGCGGACAACGACCTTGAGATTCATCAGGTCTGGATCCCGCCGTTTGACTCGGAGGGGTTCTCGGATCCGAACCTGAACGGGATCGAGTGCGGCGGGTTCTGGATCGATAAGTATCAGGCGTGCATGTTCGACGCGACGAACGTCAGCCGCGGCACCAGCACCGTCAACGATCCCGGCACCCACGGCGCCGCAAGCATGCCGGGCGTTGTCGTGTGGACGGACATCAACTGGTCCAATGCCATGAAGGCGATCGAGAACCGAGAAGGGGTCGCGAACAAGGCAACAGGCACCTGCACGGCGTCTGGGACCAGCCCGACGAAGTTCTATGTGGAGGCCGCCACGCACCTGCTCGGGCGCCGAGTCCGGGTCACGCAGGACGGGGTAACGTATATCCGGCGTGTGGTGCGGACCGGCGGCGACAATGGCGCGGACGCAAACGCCGCGAAACTCGTCGAGATCTACCCGGCACTCCCGGCAAACATCACGGCCACGGACACCTACGAGATCGTCCGCCATTTCCTACCCGGGGGATATGAGTGGTTCAGCGTCGCCGCGTGGGCGATGAAGTATCGGTATCAGTACGGTCTAGGATACCCGAAGGGGAACAACGACTGGGGCAAGGATCACGGCGACGCCCGTGCGGCGGTCAACGAGGGTATCCCCGACCTGGTGAAACCCGGATACAGCGGCAACGCGATTGCCCGATGCCTCACGGGGACTGGGCCGGCATCATGGAGTCTGAACGGCAAGGAGGATGGGATCTACGATCTGAACGGCAACGTCTGGGAATGGACCGATCTCCTGATCGGGACCGACGCGGATCACACGATCGACGCAGAGTATCCGGGTGCGGGGCATATCCTTCCGACGTCGAGCGGGTACGTCGCATCGTTGTATGCGCCGACCCCGGACGGAGGAAACTCGCTCGCCGCAGAGGTCTTTGCGCCGGCAACAGTAGGGTCCTCGAACCCAGAGTTCGGCGGCGATCGCTACTGGCAGGCAACGGGTCATCGTGCGGCGGTCCGTGGCGGGAATTGGTCCGACGCCGCGAACGCGGGGCTGTTCTACCTGCACCTGGGCAATGATCCGGGTGCGACGGGCAACAGCAGGGGCTTCCGCGGAGTCTGTTGATCTGGAGATCTGGCATGGTGCGCCGACACGAGAATCTGAAAATCTGGCAGAAATCATACGATCTAGCCAGGGGATCTGATGGAGATCACCGTGCGGTTCCCGCGCCCACAGCAGTTCAACGGAATTGGGAGTGAGGTCCGGAGAACCGCGCTCGATCTACTGGAGACGGTCATGCTAGCAAACGACACGAAGAAGATCGCAGTCCACAAGGATATCGATCACACGATCGATCGCCTCCAGGTTCTCGTTCGGATGTCCCGAGATCTCGGATACACCAGTACCGGGCAGTATGGGGCGATCTCAGAGCAGATCGTTGAGATTGGGAGAATGAACGGTGGGTGGATGAAGAAGGCCGGTTAGGCCTTCCGACACTCCGGGCCGGGTGAGGAAGCCGTTTTTGTGAAAACGTGCGGCGATCCGTGGCGGGAATTGGAACAACGCCGCGAACGCGGGCTGTTCTACCTGAACCTGAACAATGATCCGGGTACGACGAACAACAACAGGGCTTCCGCGGAATACCGTCCAGGGATGGTATACGTAACTACGGTTGCGTTAAACTATCAGATCGACAGTACATCACCCGGGGTAAACCCGGCGCTCGCTGAGCGGATACAAAACAGGCTCCGGAGAGATAGTAGGCGCGTTCCGAACCCTCTCCGTCCACATCGGCAGCATATGAAGACCTACACCGAACGACACCCATTCCTCCGGTCGCATTCGACCCGGTCGAGGTGACTGAATGACGGGGAAACAGATTATGAGAGTCCACACGGCCGTCGGGGCCGAGGAGTTCGACGCCGACCGCCTCCTGGTACAGAACGACGAATACGTATTCCTCAACGGGAACGAGGAGATCCGGCGGGTCAAGATCGCAGATATCGTGATTGCGACTGACCCGGAGACCGGGGAGGAGATCGGCGGCATCGAGACGGTCTACAGCCGGAGTTAAGATCATGGCCAGACCAAGCGTGAAGGTGGCGTATGTCAACGGCGACCAGACGCTGATCGCGAACCTGGAGGTCTATAAGGACCGGATGACGGACGCGGTCGCGGACGGTATGCGGAAGTTCGGCGGCCGGGTGGAAGGCGAGTCCACCCGCCGGTGCCCCGTCGAGACCGGGGAACTCCGGTCCCGGGTCTTCAACGAGGGGCCGCTCCGGGACGGCGACACCTACGTGGCAGGTGGTCGGCTACGAGAAGTTCGGCGCAACCTGGGAGAAGGGGAAGGCATATGCCGTCCCGGTCCATGAACGGCTCGGTGTCCGCCACCCCGTTGGGGAAGCGAAGTTCTTGGAGAACGCCGTAAATCACCTCTCCGGAGAATACGCGAAGTATCTCCAGAAACTCCTCGGGCAGGTGAAACCGTGAGCGTCGGCGACGACTTCGTGCAGTACCTGACCGAGCTCGGGATTGGCACACCTGGCATCAACCTGTGGCTCGGGGGAGTCCCGGACCGGGCGGCCGCGATCACCGTCGTCGAGACCGGCGGTCCGGCTCCGTATCATGACTACGGACCGGGAGAGGTGATCGACCACCCCTCGGTGCAGATCCTCGTCCGCAACCCGGCCTACCTGCTCGCCCGCGACAAGGCCGACCAGATCCGGGACGCATTCGACGGGCTCGCGAACTGGCCGATCAACGGCACCCGCTACCTCTCCGTCACGGCGATGAGTGATCCGGCCTACCTCGGGAAAGCCGCCACGAGCCAGGGGGAGACGCATGAGTTCAGCCTGAACTTCGCCACGATGCGCGAGCGGGCGGCACCGGTCATCGGCCTGTGCGGCGCCTACTATGACCTATCGAAATGGCACGAACCATGATTGGCAAAGGATCCATCCTCTACGACGTGACCGCCGGCGTCACCATCGCCCCGGTCTCCGCGATCGGCCGGCTCGACCTCGAACGCACCGAGATCGAGACCACGACGCACGGACCGCGGGAACGCCGGACGCACCGGGTCGGCCTGAAACGGGACGCCCCGGTCACCGTCCGCCTGAACTACCGGGAGAACGACGAACCGGTGGTCCGGCTCCTCGACCGCTACGAATCGGGCGAGTCCGCGGAATATGCTCTGATCTTCCCGGACCACTCGGCGTACGCGTTCGAGGCGTTCGTCTCCGCTCTCGGGCAGGAGACGCCCCGGGACGGACTGATCCATCGGTCGTTCCGGTTCTTACCGACCGGAGTGACTGAACCGCGCCTGTCCGCGATCGCCTTCTGCGGCACCTACTACGATTACTCGCAGTGGTCCGCCCCCGGCGACGACTACCCGGCAGCACCGGCCGGGGCATGCCCGGTGCAGTTTGACATCAGCAAGTGGTACACATGACGACCTATATCGGCAAGACAACGACTATCGCAGACTCCGTCGGCGCCATCGCCAACGTGGACGCGATCGGTGACCTCTCGCTCACCGCAGATGAGATCGAAGACACCGTCTACGGCGCCGGCGGGTGGAAGACCTTCGTGCAGGGCCTCAAGGACGCCGGCACGTTTGACCTGACCGTGAACTACAACAAGGACACGAGCGGGAACACCCGGCTGACGCAGGCGTTTGTCTGCGGGGGCTCGGCGCAGTACACGATCACGTTCCCGGACTCCTCGACGCTCACCTTCACGGCGTTTGTGTCCGGGATCGGGATCGCTGTCCCCAAGGACGAAAAAGTGCAGCGGACGTTCACCCTGCGGATCGACGGCAAGACTCCGCCCGTGTTCAGTGAGGCGTCCTCAACATGATCCCAAACGTGACCCGGGAGATCGGAGGGGTGAACTACACCCTCCGTTTCTCCGCCGGGACCTCGATCGCGATCGAGCGGGAGTTCGAGACGAAGATCACCGATCTCCCGAAGATGCTCGGCGACGACCCGAACGTCACCATGACAGCGAGGCTCGTCAAACTCTGCATGCGGAAAGACGGCAAGATGTTGACGGACGCGGAGTTTGAGACCGTCCTCGACAACATCACCATCGAAGAACTCGCGGAACTCCTGAACGACGCGATGCAGTCGGCCTCGACGAAGAAACCCGCGGGTGATACGGGAAACTGAAACCGTTCTCCGGGTGGATGCACGAGTACCTCGACCTTGCCGCGGAAACCGGGTACTTCGATGATCCACGCATCCTCTACGACCTGACGCCGGCGGAGATTGCGATCACGATCGCTGGCAAGGCCGCCCGCGACCGGCAGCAGCACCAGATGGAGAATGTTCGGGCCGGGACGGTTGCGGCCGCGATCTACAACTCGCTCCGGCAGAAACGGACGGACCGGGTGTGGACCTGGAAAGATATCTTCCCGGACACGACGCCAAAACAGCCGCAGTCGCCGGAGGAGATGAAACGACGATGCAAAGAAATAGCACTGATATTCGGTGGGACGGTAACGACACATGGCGCTGAACGTCGGGAACCTCGTAGCGACCCTGGGCCTCGATAAGAAAGGGTTCGATACCGGGATCGATAGTGCGAAGCAGAAGACTGGCGAGTTCGCAACGAGGTTCTCCGATAAACTCTCTTCGCTCTCACCCACGCTCGCCACCATGGGGGAGAAGGTCAAAGGGGCCACCTCGGGGATTGCGTCTAAACTCTCCTCGCTCTCACCCACGCTCGCCGCGGTCGGCGACAAGTTCAAAGGCGTTACGGCCGGGATATCTTCGGGGCTCTCCTCACTCGCAGCCCCCATAGGGGCGGCGAAGGACAAACTCATAGGTCTCGCCACAGGCTTTGCGTCGAAGATGAAGACCCTTGCCGTCCCGATCGCCGCCGTTGGCGCCGCAATCGCCAGTCTCGGAACCGCAGCCGTCCTCGCCGCAGATAACATCAACAAAGCGTACAACGCGATCCGGGTTGGGACGGGTGCGACCGGGGAGGATCTGGAAGCCCTCAAATCTGATTTTGACGCGGTGTTCGGCACAATCCCCGCCGGCGCCGGTGAGGTCGGGACGGCGATCGCAGACCTCAACACCCGGCTCGGGCTCACCGGGAAACCGTTGCAAAATATGGCGACTCGGTTCTTGGAACTTTCCCGGATCACTGGGACTGATGTTGCCTCGAACATCAAAGAGGTTACCCGGCTCTTTGGCAACTGGAATGTCGCCGCCGAAGAACAGACGGGGATGCTCGATTACCTATTCAAGGTCTCGCAGTCGACCGGGATCGGAGTCGACAGACTCTCTACGTTGACCACGCAATACGGGTCGACGCTCCGAGGATTGGGATTTGACCTTAAGGGTTCAGTAGCGGTCCTCGGTAAGTTTGAGAAGGGGGGCGTAAACATCGAAGCTGCCCTCGCCGGCATGAAGATGGGTCTCAGCAACCTCGCCGGTAAAGGCATCACTGATCCGGTCGAAGCGCTCGACGAACTCGCTCGGCAGGTGAGGGAGGCGGGGACTGAGA